GCGAAGACTTCGTGCAACTGATCACGGCGCTGATCAAGCAAGTCGTCGGCAAGGGTGGTGGCGATGCGTCCAGCAAAGTCGCTGCAACGGTTGATCAACTGATCAAAGAATTGCGCGACGAACGCCAACAAAATCATTTCAAGGCAATCGCCGCTGCGCACGCGGACTTCATGGAGGTGACTGATTCCAAGCAGTTCAAGGACTGGGTGGATAGTCAATCACCGGATGACCAAGCGAACGCCAAACGCGTCATTGATTCCGGCAGTTCGGATGAGATTGTCGCGCTCCTGACACAGTACAAGCAATCGCTGACAAGTAGTAGCGATGCGGACGACAGCGGCAGTGACGACGACGACGGCACAGACGCCGCAGCGGGTGTGCGCTCAAGTGGTCTGCGCTTGCCGGATGCACCGAGTGCAGGCGCGGACGATTACGCCGCAGCCTGGAACGAAGCATAACCTTTACTAGCGCAACCTTGACTTGAAAAGACATGTCAGACGGTCGATAAGTTGCAGCCCACAAGAGGCAGTCAAGGCAATCCGAAGCATTCGCCATGTCAGATGCTAGGCCGCACCAGTGACCGCAACGTAGATTTGTCTACACACCTCGTCTTCTCCAAGCGCTGCCCAGTCAATTCCCTTGATATTGAGCAGCGAGGGGCTGTACTCATAGACTTGTTGCTTGGTGACACCGCACCAAATTGGTAAAACAAGAGCGCTATCTTCGAGAATTTCACGGGTAAATATGGAATCGAACTCCTTCTTTCCCCATCCTCGATTGCTGATGAAGTGTGGACTAAGAATCAAGACGCACCGCTTGCACTCCTTCAAGCCACGCTCAATCGAGTCGCGCAGATTTGCTCCAAGGGCCAGCGAAAACTCGTCGTACCAAACAGGACATATTTTTCGTTGTAAGTTGAGCGCAATTGGCCTTGCAATACTGTCCTTGTCCCGTGAATCGTGGCTAATGAAGGCCAATGGCTGTTCGCGCATAGTGCGTACCTTTGCGTAAGTTAAATCTCGAAACTGCAAGTCGTAGCCATGTGATTCGGCGGTCAATTGAAGTTCTCCCACGTGTTCTGGTGAGAGGCTCGTTTCAGCGTAAATGAACAAGCGTCTAGTGGTTCCAATCTTCAGGAGATCACGCCATGCAGGATCGCCGAAAAGCTGATATTCAACTTTGAGTGGATCGATATTCTGAACTTTCAATGCACCGTGAAAAACCCGCAATGACGGAAGAACTATTGCTCCGTTTAATGAAATCTGGGTTGATCCGTATCTCAAAGTACCAAGAAACTCTTGAAATTGCTTTACCGTGAGACTCGAATCTTCAAAATAGAAAGACTGGAAGGCGCAAGCTGCATTTGCATCGTAATAAATTGAGGCCGTTGTATAGGGAGTTGTGACGGCTGGATATGTCACATGTACGCGAAGTGCATAGTCAAAATCTGTATCAAAATATTGGCGAATGCTCGACATTGGATATTCTCCGATTCTTCCAGTAATGGTTGCAATTTACCATTAAGTACACGGAAAGCATGGCAGGCTCATGTTGATCGAATGTGGCCTAAGTCAAATTGTAGCTCATCTATAGACTGTAATCAGGCTAGAGCTTAGCTACTACACATAATCGCAAAGTAAGCCCGACGCTGGCGCGGCTCGCCAGCAATCGCTGCCGTTGGCGCACTCAACGGGAACCACAGAACTCAGGCCGACAGGCAGACAACCGGATTGCGATACGCCCACAAAGCGCCGCAGGCATCCGCACGTCTGTACGAATCGGCTCGCGAGTTTATGGCACGCACAAAGGACAGGCGAAAGTCCCCTTCAGCGCTTGCTGAATCGCTGTGGACATCTTTTCGACTTCACGTCCATCTCTATTCAGGATTTATCACATGGCATTTACCCAGTACGGCGACATTTCGCCGCGTACCGCAGCTTACGCAGAAAAGGAACTGTTGAAGCGTGCAATCCCGTTCATGGTGCTCGAAAAATTCGGTCAGTCGAAGCCTCTGCCAGCGAACAACAGCAAGACCATCGTCTTCCGTCGCTACAATGCATTGCCGAATGCGCCGACAGCGCTGGCCGAAGGTGTCACACCCGGCTCGTTGACCCTTTCCACTACCGACATCCCCTGCACACTGACGCAGTACGGAAGCATGATCACCATTACCGACATCATCATGGATACGCATGAGGATGCGGTTTTGAACGAATCCATCGAACTGTTGGGTGAGCAAGCGGCGCAGATGATCGAAACGATGCGCTTCGGCGTGCTAAAGGGCGGCGCAAACGTTGTCTACGCCAATGGCGCGATGCGCAACGCGGTCAATACACCTATCAGTCTCGCGGTACAGCGCCGCGCAACCAAGGCGCTCAAGCGTCAGAACGCCGAACAGATCACCAAGGTCACCAAATCAACACCAAGCTACGGCACCGAACCAACAGCCAAGTCGTTCATCGGCTTGATTCACCCGGACTGCGAAGCGGACATCCGCAACATGCTCGGTGCCGACGGCAAGGTGGCATTCGTCCCGGTCGAAAAATACGGCTCGGTATCGCCATACGAAAACGAAATCGGCAAGGTCGAGGATGTCCGCTATTTGTCTTCCACGATCTTCCAGCCGTGGCCTGACGCTGGCGGCGCGAAAGGAACGATGACATCGACATCCGGGATCAACGCCGACGTGTATCCGATCCTGTATGTCGCTGCGAACGCTTACGCGATTGTCGCCTTGAAAGGCATGTTCGCGCTGACACCGATGGTCGTCAATGCCACGCCAAGCGACTCCGATCCGCTGGCGCAGCGTGGCCGCGTGTCGTGGAAGGCGATGCAAGGCGCGGTCATCCTCAATGACCAATGGATGTGCCGCTGCGAGGTTAGCGTCACGGCGTAACAGCGAACACTGCCTCTGACTGTTGGCCCGGTTAAGTTCGGGCTGAATTCAATCTCATCACACACAAGGAGCTACATGGCCGCATTACGCGACATTACCGATCAAGTCTTGCATGACCTGATCGCCAATAAGAACTTTACCGCTGCTGGTTTGGGAATTAATGCTGCTGGCGCTACCGGATTCAAGACGGCATCGGCATATCAATACACGATTGATGGTGTTTTCAAATCAAAGGCGGCACTCGTTGCGCAGGCATTCTCGACACACCCGCAACAGAACGTCGGCATCACGCAGTATTACGCAGTCGGACTTGATGTCAATGGCAACGTCTACACCTTTCAAGGCGGCGAAGAAACCTTCATTCAGTTAGGCGTGCCGACGACCGTGCCGGTATTGCCGTTCATTCCATCGGGTATCTGTCCTGTCGGCATCGTCAAGATCGTGGCGAACTCGATTCCTTTCGTGGCGAATACCACGCCGCTGGATTCCGCCGGTCTGTCGGTCAGCTACGTCGATGTTCACGTGATGCCGACTGCACCCTTCTAATCCCCCTCGGTGAATGCTGCCGGATGATTCTGGCATTCCCAATTCCATGCATTACAGGCCCGTTGATTCGGGCCTTTTTCATTTCTAGGCAAGGTTCAGCATGAGTAAAGCAAATTCCAAGGTCACCAGTATTGACGATCCTGAAGTCGAACAAGCCGAAGTCGAAGCGCACAAGGTGGCGATCACCGATCATGGCGACAACTTCAGCGGCAAGAAAGTCAGCCTGACCATCCACCAAGGCGAGGGTGAAGTCGGCAGTCAACCCGTATTCGTACAGGTCAATGGTGCAAACGCCCTGATCCCGCGCGGCATCAAAGTCGAAATCGCTGAAGAACTCAAGCACGCCTTGGATAACGCTGTTTACACCGTCTATGAGGGTGCGAAGGATGGCACGACCAGGGCGCGCGAAGTCAAGCGCTTCAACTACACCGTACACGCGTTCATCGACGCGCCGGGCGACAAGCACGGGCAGAAGTAACAGCAGATGGCGCAACTCTCCGACTTCGCGCCTTACGTGTTGCCCTATGTTCCCGGTTGCCCTGGCCCGTTGATGGAGCAGCACGTGCGCGACACGTGCATTGACTTCTGCATGCGCTCCAACATCGTGCAGTTGGCGCTCGATCCGATGGATGCAACGCAAGGCGTGATCGAAAACGATCTTGATACGCCGAACGGCACGGTAGCGCACGTAATCATCGAAGCGTGGATCAACGGTTTGGAGCTAGGCCAGTTCAAGGCTGGCGATGTGTTGAGCAGGCCGGAAGCCTTCAATGAGCAATTCGCAGGAGCCAACAAGTTCGGTGGCGTGCCAAGGGCGGTGCAACTCACGCCTAACAACACTTTCCTGGTTGACGTAGCACCTGCATTCACGTTGCCGTCTGCAATCACGATGAAGGTAGCAACGAAGCCTAACCGCACCACGACAACGGTGGACGACATCCTGCTTGAGTACGCAGATGCCATCGGCCAAGGAGCAGTATCGCGTCTGATGAGGATACCTGGGCAAGCCTTCACCAGCTCCGCATGGAATATCCACCAAACCTCCTACGAATCTGAGCGCACGCGTGCGCGCATTCGTGCGGAAAAGTCATTCGGTCGCGCTGCTTCATACGTCAGGCCAAGGAGGTTTATCTAATGGCCGCGTTAGCGAACGCAGTCATCGGTCGTGCATCGACGTTGCTGCTTGATGTGACTGGCATCCGTTGGCCTGCAAGCGAATTGTTGATCTACCTGTGCGATGGGCAGCGGGAAGCGGCCAGCATCAAGCCGAACGTCTACGTCAAGTTTGCGCCGGTCGCCTTGGCTCCCGGCGCAAGGCAGGCCATGCCGATGGATGCAAAGGAACTGAAGGAGATCACGCGTAACGTCAATGGCGCTGCGATTCGTCCAGTTAGCCGCGAATTGATGGATGCCCACCTGCCGTCTTGGTACACGGCGCAGCCAAAGGCAATCGTCCAGCACTCGATGTACAGCGACCTAGACCCGCGCACCTTCTTCGTCTATCCGCCGCAACCGTCATCGGGAACTGGCAGCGTCGAAATGACGTACTACGCGATCCCCGCCGATATCGCGCTGACCGATCCGCTGTTGATCCCCGACACGTACATCGGCGCACTGGTCGATTACATCCTCTACCGCGCCTTTTCCAAGGACACCGAGTACGCAGCGAATGCCGAAATCGCGCAAGCGTACCTGACTTCATTTACCGAATCGATGGCAGGAAAAGCAGCCGTCGAAAAACAAAACTAAGAGGATTCTTACATGGCTGGGTTATCCACCTATTCGCAGACGAATATGCTGAATGCGCTGCTGCGCGGAACGAATTTTACCGCGCCGTCGGTGAGTGCATTGCGTCTGGCCCTATGCACCGCAGACCCGACACAGGCTGGAAATCTGAACGAAGTCGGCGGCGGCACATGGTATCAGCGCATGCCTATCGGCACATTTACGGCACCATCGCCATCCGGCACGGCAAGTCAAAGCTCCAACGTCGCAGCAGTCACGTTTCCGGCTGTGACCGGCAGCGCAATCACTATCACGTTCGTTGCGATCTACGACAACAGCAGCGCAGGGAATATGCTGTTCTCAGCACCTATGACATCGCCCAAAACACTCCAAATTGGCGACGTGCTGTCGTTCGCGCCCGGAACCCTCGTTTGCTCGATGGACTAATAGCCGATGGACGGTTTTAGCTTCAATCGTGCCGCCTTAAATGGCAGCGTCAAAAGCGTCGTAGCTGGCGCAGCGCTGGCAATCGCATCGTGTGGCGTTTCTGCCACTGGCACACGCGTCGTAACAGATATCCCGCAGTTTGTCGCGACAGGCAGCGTTACGTCTACCTTCACGTATTACGCGATGGGTGCGGCGAACGTGGTTTCGGGCGGGACGATGCAAGCAACGCCGGGACTACTCTACACGTCCACGGCCAAATTCGGCACAGGCGGCGCACTCACGGCGACCAACACCGAATCCTACTTCGCAGCAAGCGGTTCGATGCAGGCGACAGGTACGGATGTCCAAAACGGTAGCGCCGCCTTCGTTGGCAACAGCATCGGCATAACTGCAATCCCGCTCTATATCGCTGGTACTGCCGCCTTGTTCGGTGCGAATGGGGCGATGTCGGCAGACGCCAGCACCACGCCGAATGGGTCAAGCTACAGCTACCGCGATGGCTACGTCAACACCGTGCCTGTGGGTGGGACGTTCACGGCCAGTGCCTTGCGCACGGCATTGTGCTTTGCGAATCCGGCGGCAACATCAAACTGCATTGCGATGGATGGCTTGATACAAGGCGGTTTCGCACAGTTTACCGGCGGCACGGTGTTTAGCGCCACGGGGGCGGCGGACGCAGGCTGGATGATAGGGGCGAGCGCGATGACGGCGCTGGGTCAAGTGACGCAGAACCCAACTTCTATTATGTTGGCCGGAACCATGACGGTATCAGCGGCGCAAAACGTGTTGACGCAAGGTGCGGTCAATGCAGT